GATGGGTCCGGACAGCCGGTCCAACTCCGTCAGCCAGCTGGTGAAGCGCAGATAGCGCATACCGCCGCCATCGTAGCGGCCAGGGCGGAAGCTGGCCGTTCCGGTTGTGATCAGACCGTCATGGCCGCGGATCGCCCAGCCTGTGGTCGTGCCGAGATCAAGCGCCAGCAAACAGCGCGGGGTGTTTTCGGGTTGGGTCATGGAGACCTCCTCTTCGCTTGGACGAGCGTGGCGGGAGGGCTGGCCGGTGAAGGCTGCGGTCTCGCCAGGCCCCGAAGGGTGGTCTGGTCATGTCAGGCGCGGGGCGAGCGGGCCGCCCGGCAGATCCTTCAAAACCTTCAAAGGGGTCTCTTGAAAGATTTTCGCCCCTAAGTGGTTGTACTGTATATATAATATATAATCTTTCAATTATTCAATATTTCAATAGGTACCTCTCTCCTAATTTTTAACCGAGCGCGTACGCGTACAGGGATAAAAGGTCCTCTTGAAAGATTGAAAGATTTGAAGGATCCCGTTTTACCCTTTCATTGCAGGGATTTGACCCCCCTTAATGCTTCAAGGACAGCTTCAGCGGGTTTGAAGGATCTCCAGTCACCCATCCCACCTCGCCATCCTGTAGACCATGGCCTGCTTGGTGGAAGACCCGCGCATACCTGTGGTGATGTCGCCACTCTCGATCAGGGTGAGCAGGATTTCATCGCGATCCCGTGATTTTAGCCACTGCGAGGCCCGAGTGATCTCGGATTTGGTGATACCCTTAGCCCCTGACGCCCGGATGATCTCCTTCAGCCGCTTCAGGTGCGCCTCGGTCTCGGTGTCCGCGACATGGCGCTCTACCGCTTCCATCGTACGCTGCGCGTAGTGCCGCACGAAACTGATGGCCCACTCTGCCGCCGTGATCTCGATCTCGGGCCGTGCTGGATCACGCCCCACCGCCACTATGAGCGCAAGCTTCAGGGCGTTTTCTCCGATGCGGGCGAGGATTGCCGTGAAGGCCGTTCCAGCGGCGGCCCGCAATTCCTCCGTCAACTCGATGCTGAGCTGGCGGAACCGGGCCCGCGCCTCCTCAGTCATCGGCACGATCATCGGGTTCACGGCAGTGTTCTGATCGGCGGTCTTGCCGGTCAGATTGCCCTTCTTGGTCCCACCGCCCGCGGCGATCAGCTGCAGCCCCTGGATCAGCGCGGGCGGGGCTTGCCGGATCCCGACGGCAATGTTCTCGTCGGGGTAGTCCTCGTCGCTGGGCAGGATCAGGAAACGAGCCAGCGAGCCATCAACGACGTTCGCCCCCTGCAGCGCGCCCCAGAAGTGCAAGGGCGTCGTGGTGCCATAGACGCAGAGGCAGGGCTGGTTGATGTCGCGCCGTTCGTTCGTGCCGTCCCGATTGGCGTATTCTGCCCCGAGGAAGATCCCACCGGCCGAGGTATAGAGCTCGGTCATGTTATCGAGGATTTCGGTGATATGGCGCGGGCTGCGCTTGCGGTCTGCGGCAGCTGACAGGAACATGCCGAACTCGTCGATCTGGAACAGGATCGCGGGCTGGCGGTGCAGCGCGGTCAAAAGGCCCGCGCCGGAAGCGATTTTGTTGCCGCCGAGATGATGGGCCAGCCCCGCCTCGAAGAAGGTCTCGTTGATGATTTCTCGGGCGTGGTTCTTGCCCGAACCGCTGTCCGCGATTCCGACGACATAGAGGTTCGAGCGCAGGTTGCTCTCGGTCCGATAATTCCGCCCCATCAGCGCGCCGATTGCACAGAGGCTGGCGCCGAACGACAGGAGCGGCTGCGGGCGCCGGGCAGTGGACAGCATGTAATCGGTCAGATCGCCGACCAACCCGTCAGGTATCGCCAGCGAGAACGGCGGTGCGGCTGGGGCCGGAGACGCCGCAGTTGTTGAGACATCCAACCGTGCAAGCAGACCCGCCGCAGGATGATCCGCGTCATCGGGCAGACTGCCATCAAGGCGGAGGTCGGGATCAGGCTGCCAGCCGCGCTCCATGGCGAGATGGTAGATCGTGCCAGCCCCGATCCGATCGGGCTTGAAGCTGGCCCAAGCGTTAAGCGTAGTGGCCGGCACATCCTTGGCCGCCTGCGCAGACCAGCCGCCAAAGAGATCGGCTCCGGCCTCGCCAAGCGCCCCTTTCAGCGCCATGCCAACCCGCATCCAGCTGTCGTAGTCGAGTTCAGCGTTGGGCAGCCAAGCGAGCGCTGCCTCGATCGCGGGCAAGGTTCCGATCTGGCTGTGGATGCGCTCGACTTCACCCGCAGGTGCAACGGCAGAGAGCCCACGCTGGCGCAACGCTTCCGGGAGCAGCGCATAGGCCTCGTCAAGAAACGCAAGCGCAGCTTCGGCCGTGATTTCGGGCAAGTCGGTGATGTCGATATCCGCCAGACCCTCCTCGGGCCAGGCGTAGGGCGCGCCAGTGTCAGGGTGGATGGCATAGGCCACGAACTGCTGCCCGAGGCAGAGCACCTCCAGCGGGTGGCGCTTGATGCCACGGAACGGCTCGTTGGTGCGATAGACCAGCATCCGCTTCGGGGCCCGGCCAATGCGCAGGGCGGGCGTGTCACCGAGACGCTCCCTGGCGAGCCGCTCGATCTGCAGCGACAGTTCAGCGTCCTCGGCGATGTCGATATCCACCGCCGCCACGGCGCCGCCGACAATCCCAATGCCGCAATCCGGCCAGCTGGCCCATGTGGCCACCTCGACCTCCGTAGTACCGCGCTCGGCATGGCGGTTCCATTCCGGGTAGTCCGCCCAAGCCCCGCGCTGGAAGCGGCCGGGCTTCTTCGTGCCCGGGCCGATGGGCAGGATGGCATAGCCATTGGTGACGAGCCGCGCGCCGAAGCGCGCGATGAAGGATGTGTCAGTCATCAGAAGGGCACCTCGGGGGTCATGGCGTCGAAGCGTTTGCGGTCCTTGGCCGCAAGCTCACGCAGGTGGTCGCAATATCCGGTGACGACCGCATCAATGAAGCGGTCCCATTCGGTCTCGGTCAGGGTGGCAAGATCGGACTTGCCGATGCTCTCGAGATACTCGCCGCCCATCTGGCCGCCGACGGTCATCGCCTCGGCCTCATTCGGGGTGGGGTCAATCATGCCCTTCCTCCCATGGCAGATGTCCTGGCAGGTCCGGCTGCAGAGGTGCTTGCGGCTGGCATCGCGCCGCGGGTCGGAGAGCCGATAGTGTGGGTTGAACCAGCCAAACCCACGAGGTTGCCGGTGGCAGATGGCGCAGAGGCCGGTGTGGAGTGCGCGCATGGATCAAACCTGTGGCCGGAGATTTCGACATAGCGGCCCGAGGGACGGACCGAGATTGCGCTAGGGCGCGCAAGAAGCGCGGCTTCAGCGATGGCCTGATCGACGGTGAGCGGCACTGGGCAGCCGGGCGCGCGCTTGCGCCACCACTCAGCCGCTTTCTGGCGGGCATAGCCTTGGTGCTCGATGCAGACCCATTCGCTGTATGACGTGAGCCCGCAACTGTAGGTCACCTTGAGCGAGGGCAGCCCGCCGAGCTTGTCATGGCGGCTGTAGGACACGCCATCCACCGGCAGCCACTGCACTTTCGGCGACAAGACCGGGAGTGTGGCCGCCGTCGGAGCGATCTTCACCTCTCGGGCCGGAAAGACGTAGCCGCAGTCCGGGCATTCCGTCGCCGAAAGCGCTATAATGCTGTCACATTCCGGGCAGACCTTGGTCGGGGCATCGCCACCACCGGCCTCGCCGGCCCGTCGGGGCCGCACCAGATCGATCGGCCCGTGGCGGCGGACATTGCCGGCGAAATCGAGGACCAGGCAGTTTTCCTTGCCCGGCGCGAGACGCGTCCCACGGCCCACCATCTGCACATAAAGGCCTGCCGACTTGGTGGGGCGCAGGAGCGCGATCAGATCGACGGCAGGGGCGTTGAAGCCGGTGGTCAGCACGCCCATCGAGGCCAGCGCACGGATTTCACCGCGCTTGAACGCGGCAATGATCGCATCGCGCTCTTCCTTCGGTGTGTCGCCGAAGATGGTGCGGCAGATGATGCCTTGGCGGCCGAACTCTTCGGCCACGTGGCGGGCATGATCCACGCCAGAACAGAAGGCCAGCCAAGACTTCCGATCACGCCCATGTTCAATGATCTCGGTAACCGCGGCGCGCGTGATGGCCTCCTTGTCCACCGCCGCTGCCAGATCGCGCTGGATGAAATCGCCTGCGCGGGTACCGACCTTCGAGACATCCAACCGCGTTGCGGGTTGTTTCGAGACCAGCGGACTGAGATAGCCGGCGTCGATCAGATCACGCACCGGAGCTTCATATGCGATGTCGTTGAAGAGCGCGTTCTTGCCCTCATGCAACATGCCGCTGTCGAGCCGGAAGGGCGTGGCGGTTAGCCCGATGACCTTGAGCGCGGGGTTGATGCGGGTTAGGCCGTCCAAAAACCGGCGGTACATGGTGCTGGAACTGCCGGGGATGAGATGTGCCTCGTCGATCAGCACGAGATCCGTGTGGCCGATCTCAGCCGCGCGGCGGTGGATCGACTGGATGCCTGCGAAAAGAATGCGGGCCTGTGCCTCGCGCTTGCCCAAGCCAGCCGAATAGATGCCGGCCGGGGCCTCGGGCCAGAGCCCGATCATCTCGGCATGGTTCTGGGCGATCAGCTCACGGACATGGGTCACGATAAGGATGCGCTGGTCGGGCCAGGCTTTCAGCACGCCCTCGATGAAGGCGGCCATCACCAAGCTCTTGCCCCCGGCAGTCGGGATCACCACCAGCGGGTTGCCTTTGTGGTTCTGGAAATAGCCGTAGATCGCAGTGATCGCGGCCTGTTGATAGGGGCGCAGGGTCAGCATGGCGCGGCCTCCGTCGTGCGGGCGTCGTTTGCCCAGGTGGAGCCATCGGCCATGCGGTAGGTGACGACATCGTCACCCGCATCGATGACCTCGCCCGGGACGAGATCGGGGATGAAGAGACGGCGGTTGCAGGCTGCGCGCTGTTCGAGCGCTGTCAGCATCCGGTCGTGACGGGCGCAGTGCCAGCCGCCGTCAACGGGCGTCGCATGCAGACAGGACCGGCAGGTCACGGCCGCCCCACCACCACCGTGGCAGACGGCATGGTGATCGCAGAACCGACATTCGAACCAGGCCGGGTCCTCGCTGATCCGCGCGGGCGGATGCTGGGCGAAGATAACCCGGCCCGCCTTTTCCATCAGCCCCTCGGCGATGGCGCTATCAGCCTCGATGCGCTCGATATGCAGCGCATCGGTATCCTTACAAACCGCCACATAAAGCGCACGGGTGATCCCCATCAGATGCATGTAGATCTGCATCTGTGCGGCGTGCTGGGGCTTGGCCTGCACCACGCCTTTGGCTGTCAACTCAGTGAAACTCTTGACCCCGTGGGTCTTGAACTCCAGCACATGCCAGGCCTTCGGGGCCTCAAGGATGCCGATGGCAACGCCGTCCAGCGAGCCGCCGAAATGGCCGCCATGGGCTTCGACGCGGAACTGACGGCCGGTTTCGGGATCAACCTCGAGCACAGTTGCGCCAGTGGCGCGCAGATTGCGCACGAGGCGGTCCTCTTCCCGCTGGCCCGTCTCGAAGAGGCGCAGCAGGCGGCCGGAATGGCGCGCGGGCGTGACCCAGCGGAAATCGTACCAGAGTGCGCGGGCGCAGGACTTGCCAATGATCGAGGCACCGAGGTGGTCGCGGAAACCATCACCCTGGCGGGCCTCATAATCGGCATAGATTGCCGTCAGCGTCGGCGTGGAGGCTTCGGGAAGCTCGGCCATCACAGACCCTCCCGTTCACTGCGGGCCTGCGCCTCAGCCAGAATGCCGCTCCAGGTTTCTGGATCATGGCGCTCGCGCAGGACGCCGATCAGCGCATCCTTCAGCTTCTGGCGACGACGACGGCTTGTGCCTTGGGCCAGAAGTTCCGCCCGCTCGCGGCTCAGGTGCCGCAGCGCCGTGCGGGCCCTGTGAAACCAGTCCGGGTCGATGGGTTTGTGACCCCGCTGCCGGGCCAGATCGGCCGTCGCGATCTGGGTGCGGATCTTGGCAATTGCGTCGTCAAGCTCGATCAACCGGCGCTGATCATCAGGCAAGCCGGGGCTGATCACGGCCCCAAGGTTTCCATCGGCGGCCGCGTTGTTCAGGTCAGTCATGGGATTGTCCTCAGATGG